GATGCCGAAGAGCTATCAGAAGAAATTAAAGATAAAATGGCTACTCTTTTTGAAGCTGCTGTTTCAACCCAAGTTGGACTTGAAGTTGCAGAATTAGAAGAAGCCTATGAAAATGCATTAGTCGAGGAACTAGAAGGCATTTCAGAAGGATTGCAGGATGGACTCGATCAATATTTAGATTATGTAGCAGATTCTTGGTTAGAGGAAAACGAAGTGGCTGTTCAGGAAAGTCTTAAAACTGAATTAGCCGAAAGCTTCATCAATGATCTCGGTGAGTTATGCCGCGAGTATAGAATGGAACTACCAGAAGGTGAAGACGACGTTATTGAAACTCTAGTTGGTAAAGTTGATGAACTAGCAGAAGCCCTTAACGATTCAGAAGCGACAAATATCGAACTATGTGAAGACGTTACCACGCTTCGAAAAACAATGATTATTGAAAATATGGCTAATGAGCTGTCACCAGTTCATTATAAAAAGTTTAAAACATTAGCTGAAAACGTTGAATACGATACTGATGAAGAAAACTATGCAAAAAAACTAGAATATATTAAAGAAGGATTCTTTGGTGATACTAGATCACAAACAACACCTTCTTCGAATATTATTAATGAGCAAATAGCAGAAGATGCTGAAACAGAAGAACCAACAAAGGTCTTCACTGATCCAGCGGTAAAAAATATTTATGATGCTATTTCTAGAACAGCTAAAAGATAATTGATTATAAATAAAAAAAACCAAACACGGAGCAAAACTAAAAATGTTAAATGAACAACTGCAAGAAAAGTGGAAACCGATCCTGGAACATGAAGATCTTGGTCCAATCAAAGATCCACATCGTCGCTCAGTCACCGCTACTATCCTAGAAAATACTGTTGAGGCTCTATCTCGTACAGCTCAATATGATCAAGGTGGTGGGCTCCTAACAGAAACAAATCCTCCTGGAAACAGCATGGGTACTTCTGAGGCCGGTACTGGTAATATCGATATCTTCGATCCAGTTCTAATCTCGCTTGTTCGCCGCGCAATGCCAAATCTAATGGCATATGATATTTGCGGTGTTCAGCCGATGACGGGTCCGACTGGTCTTATCTTCGCAATGCGTGCCCGTTATGGTTCGCAAACTGGCGATGAAACATTCTATCCAGAAGTTAACACCCAGTATTCATCTGTTACGGCGGGTGCTAATACTCTAGGTGATAAGCATGTTGGACACATCCCTGGTAATAACACCGTAGGCGCTAATCTTGCTGAAAGTGGTATCTACAACTATGGCGATGGTATGCCAACAGCGACTTCTGAAGGTCTTGGTAATTCAACGGTTACATTCCCAGAAATGGCATTCTCCATTGAAAAGGTTTCTGTTACGGCTAAATCCCGTGCTCTAAAAGCAGAATACTCAATGGAACTCGCACAGGATCTTAAAGCCGTTCATGGCCTAGATGCTGAAACCGAACTTTCCAATATTCTTTCTTCTGAAATTCTAGCTGAAATTAACCGCGAAGTTGTTCGTACTATTAACCTAACTGCCAAGCAAGGCGCACAGGAAAATACGACTACAGCGGGTTTCTTTGATCTAGATACTGATTCCAATGGTCGTTGGGCAGTTGAAAAGTTCAAGGGTATGATGTTCCACCTAGAACGCGAAGCTAACCGCATTGCGAAAGAAACTCGTAGAGGCAAGGGGAATCTGGTTATTTGTTCTTCAGATGTTGCATCTGCTCTACAAATGGCTGGTGTTCTTGATTACGCCCCAGCACTTAACTCCAATAATCTTCAGGTAGATGACACCGGTAATACATTTGCTGGCGTTCTTAATGGTCGTCTACGTGTTTATATCGATCCATATTCTGATGGTCTTCTAGACGGTTTTGCCGGTCTAAATTATATGACTGTCGGCTATAAGGGTTCGAGCGCAATGGATGCTGGTTTATTCTACTGTCCTTACGTCCCACTACAGATGGTCCGTGCAGTAGATCATGATAGCTTCCAACCAAAGATTGGATTTAAGACACGTTACGGTATGGTCGCCAACCCATTTGCGGAAGGTGCTACAGCCGGTCTTGGTGCATTGACTAAAGATAGTAATACCTACTACAGGCGAATCCTCGTGAAAAATTTAATGTAGTATACAGACTATCTGTATACTTTACAATATAAAAGGAGGGGTCTTGTACCCCTCTTTTTTTTATGCTATTCTCTCCGAGTAAGAAAACTTATGAGGATTTGTAATGAATAACTTTCATGAAAAAATAGATGAAATAAAAGAAAAGTATGATCTCAATGATTTGGATGAAGTAAGAGCAATTGAACGTGCTGTTCAATTTGCTGGTATATTAATTGCTCTAGATGGTAATTGGGCTATTAATGAGTGTTATTTAAATGATGATGCGCCAGAACACCATTTAAGATGCAGAAGTTTTATTTTTAATGCTGTTTTAAATGCCGGTCATAGATATTGTGAGCGCGTAGAATGGCCAATCAATACGAAATTCGAAGACTATACTGATTCTCAAAGCCATTGGGATATTGTGAATGCTGCCGAAGAAATTATAACATTAATAGAAAGTCGTATTTATAGTGATAAGGTTGATGACGATTCCAGACATAAAGAATATGAAAGAGTAATCTATGAATTCATGCCAAAAGTCCTTAATGTAAGTACTACAATGAACCGACAGGAAGCTTATGAACTGATTTATAGTGATCCTTTTTATGATGGGCCAAAATTAGAAACACTCAGTGATGAGGAATTGGGTGCTTTAATTGAACAAGATGAAGAATTGTTTACGGGTGGGTTGGTTGCGTGGTCACATATTGATTACGATGAAGTTGATAAATTAAAAGAATGTTATGAGAATATGACCGGTCAAAGCGCAGATCGGGAGTATTTGCATTGATAAAAATACCAAGCGCAGATATTCTTAAAGAAATTGATGAAGACTTGAAATATGATCATGAAACCGGAATCATTACATGGTTTAGGTCCAAAACTAATAGATATAAGCCTGGACATCGTGCCGGTTATATTGAAAGGGGTGATTTGAGTAAAGGTGGGGGGTATAGACGCATTGGAGTCCGCAAAGAAAAAATTTTTGCTCATCATATAGCATGGTACAAGATGACTGGTAAATGGCCAGAACAACAGCTCGACCATATTAATGGGAAACGTGATGATAACAGAGCTTGCAATCTAAGAACTGCCACGGGTCCACAAAATCATCAAAACAAAGCCGGTCGAAAAGTAAGAAACCATGATCTACCTAGAGGTGTATTCATTACCCGTAAAAATGGAAAAGAATATATTTGGGCAGCAATACGTATTGTTGAGGACGGAAAGCGCAAGAAAAAGCATCTTGGATCATTCAAAACCATAGAAGAAGCGGCGGCGGCCTATAGCAAAGTGCAAAAGGAATCTCATGGTGAGTTTAAACATTTAAATATATAAATAGTAATAACCGGCTTATAATCAACCGGTTTAACAATAAAATATCATCACTTGAGATACTAGGAGGCAAATTAATGCCTCCTTTTTTTAATATTTTCCATGATACCTATTCCGGACTTCATTCCAGACTTTATCTGAGACTTCATCCGATACTTTATTCCAGACTTTATCTAAGAGTTTATACCGGACTTCATTCCAGACTTTATACTCGACTTTATCCCAGATATTATCTCGAATTTCATGTTTAATATTTTTCATGATACCTATTCCAGACTTTATTCCAGACTTTATCCCAGACTCTATCTAGGACTTCATTCCGGACATTATTCCAGACTTTATACCAGCCTTCACCGAAGACTTCATCTAAGATTTTATCTCGGACATTATCCCTGACTTTATCCCTGACATTATCCCTGACTTCATTCCAGACTTCATGTTTAATATTTTGCACGATATTTACCCCGAACTTTATTCCAGACTTTATTCCGGACTTCATTCCAGACTTTATCTGAGACTTCATCCGATACTTTATTCCAGACTTTATCGCCAACTTTATTATCGCCAACTTTATCCCAGACATTATTCGAGACTTTATTCCAAACTTTATTCCAGACTTTATTCCGGACTTTATTCCGGACTTTATCTCGAATTTCATGTTTAATATTTTCCATGATACCTATTCCAGACTTTATCCCAGACTTTATACAAGACTTCATCCGATACTTTATTCCAGACTTCATCCGATACTTTATTCCAGACTTTATCGCCAACTTTATTATCGCCAACTTTATCCCAGACATTATTCGAGACTTTATTCCAAACTTTATTCCAGACTTTAT